TGCATGGCCGGAAACGTCTGACTGGCGATGATGTCAGCACGGGTTAGGGAATCCCACACGTCGCTCATCGGCCGCAAAACATTAAACAATGGCACTGGTGTGCCGATGGTGATGCCGTCCAACGGGATGCGGTACAACGGCATATCGTAGGTGGTGCCCCCGTCCAACGGGCTGGTGGTGTTCAACGTTGGGTCGGTGGGCGTGCCCGTGGTGGGCGTGCCCCTGACCACCACCAGTTCCGCGCTCTCAACCGACTGCGAGCCCTTCGCATAGCGGCATACGATCAGATCGTTGCGTTTCTGCCCCTGACTGCCGTTCGTGACGATCAGGTCCTCGGGCGTGCCCTGGCTGACGTGACGCCCCTGCATGACCAGCTCGCCCGTGCCGACAGTCACCTTGTTCGACGAAACGACGGTGATTTCGAACTTATCGTGCACGTCGAGCACATAATCATCCAAACCGAGGATGCCGGCGTTCAATCCTGCGGCCTGTTCCGCCGTGGCGTGCGCCTTGTTCGCATGTCCGGTTACGAGTTCAACCATTCTGCTTGCCTCCGTTCTTCTTCCATGATTCGAAGCTGTTGTCGGCGTCCCTGAGACGGTTGACGTATTCCTGGTGGCAGTTGGAGCAGAAGTAGTAGCCGTTGTTGGTTGCCGTCGTCGTCGAGGCGTTGCACGTCCCACCAGTCGTTTTTCAGGGCGTCCGCGTTCGATGGGGTGTACCAGGCGAATCTTCCGCATCGGTCGCATTCGGCGACGATGCAGTCGTTGTTCTTGGCCATGACGTTCCTTTCTATTCGGCCTCGTAATCGACGCTTAGGACGCCGCCCGAGACCTTGACGATTTTCTTGCTGATAGTCGCGTTGACGGTGATGCCCGTGAGATTGTCACGTGCGGTCACGGTGTCGCCAACATCGAACACCACGTTCGCGTCGTCGCGGACGGTGACCTTCACATCGCCCTCGGACTGCAGATCCTGTAGTTTCTCACGGGTCTTCTGGTTCAGTTCGGCGGTCTCGGCACTCGAATAGTCGTAGACCTGCGTTATCTCGTCCACGCCCCTGAGCGACTGGGTCTGGCTGACGTTGCCCGCAGCATCCGCGTACCAGTGGACGACCGTTCGACCGGCACCTTCGCCCTTGCCCAGGCCGATGAGATGATTCGGTCTCTTCCATGTGCGGGTCGCGTCGAAATCGATCAAATCGGAATCAATCGAGTCGCCGTAATGCGCGACCGGTTCGGCCCAAATGTTGACCCGGCCGGACGCATAGGCCATTCTGAGCTTCAAACCGCTGGCCGCGCACATCTTCCGCAAACCGGTATACGCATCCACGTAACGGTCGAACTGGTAGGTTTTGATGGTCGGGTCGTCTCCGTCAGGTGGGGCAACCGCGCCGAACACCGTATCAAGCCTCACACGGCTGATGAGCGAGCCGATGACCGAGGAAGCGGAACCGGAAACCGTCAGATAATCCTTGCCCTTGTCCGGCTCCAAAATCTTGTCCGCCAGCACGCCATGCCACGTGCGACCCGAATAGGTGATGGTACTGACGCCGGAAGTGAGCTGGTCTTCCATCGCATCCACGATTCCGCCGCACTCCGAACCATCCAGATACACGTAAGCGCCCGAATCGATCAAACGCGGCACGGTCAACTCGAAATCGTTCTCACCGCTTCCCCATGCGCAATCGAGCGTGTATTCGGCGATGGCCGATGTATCGACGTGCTTGCCGTTGGTGATGATCAGGTCAGCCATGCCGGCACGCTCCTCTCGCGGATCACGGTTAGGTCGAAGCCGAAGCCTTTCCATTGCACTTGGTGCTCACCGGACGGCAGTGGTTCGAAAATGTACGAGCCGGAGCCCATGCCAGTGCCTCTTTCGCCTTTGGCGAACACGTTCGTGAGGTCGCCGTTCTCGGCCGTCATGACAATGCTGCGCTGGCCCTCGACGCTGTTGATGGTCACATACGCGCCACTGGGGATGTCCATATGCAACTCATATGTGTTGCCTCCCATCGTGATCGACGGCTCGCTGACCGGCCCGTAGATCACCATCTCGAACGGCATCGCGGAAACCGCGCTGTTTACGACCGAAGCGTTTCGCGTCGTCGGCATGTAATCATGCGGATAATCATGCGGATAATCCAAATCCAAGCCGGGCTGCAATGCGTCCGACCAGAAATGCTGCACGTCGTCGCGCTTGCGCCACAGGCCGTCGAGCAATGCGACGGTGAGCGTGTATTTCGCGGGGCCGGGCGGGTCATAGGATGGTTCGATTCCGGTGACGAGCGCGGTCTGCGACCAGCCGTCCACGGTGAGCAGACCGGAATCGGCCTTGCTACGGGACGAGGCCACGGCCTTAACGTCCGCGTCGAACAGTTCGCCAGCCACGTCCAGCACGTTGAGGTCGGCGCATGTAGCCTCCAATTGGACGCTTGACGCGTTGAGGGAGGCGGAGTCAATGCCGTGAGCGGCCAACTCCACCTCCCACGCGTGCGTGCGCAATGGTTCGATGCGTTTGACCATGAGCCCCGCAGGGTCGATGAGGTTCACGGTGCGATCCTGTGTAGCACCGCACCGGTAGGTCATTGTCTGCAAACCATGCCTCCAATCAGATGATGTTGAACGCGCGCTTCCACTCGCGCAGGCTCATGGTCGGCGCGTACTTGCCAATGGTCGGCCCCAAATCCTCATGCAGGGATTGCAGATCGGAGCGCAGGCCGCGAATCTCGGTGATGATGGTCGCAAGATCGGCCAGACCGTTGCCGGTGGTGGCCGAAGCGACTGAATCGTCCAATCCGATGGCGGAGCGCAGCGTCATCGGCCCGAAAGCCGATTGGGCGGCATCCGTCACGCCCTGCACCTGCCGGACTATGTTGCGCTGCAAGGCGGGTGTCGCCTTGTCGATGCCCTCGCTGATGCCGGGCGGAATGTAACGACCGACCTCATCCCTGAACACTCGCGACGGGGAATGGATGCCGAGCGCCTCCTTCGCCTTATCGACCAGACCACTCAAAGCGCCCTTGATGTTCGCGTACAATCCGCCGATGGCACCGCTGATGCCGTTCCACAGACCACTGATGATCTGCGCGCCGGCGCTTACGAGCATGCTGCCCGCCCCGGCGAACGCGCCCCGGATGGCGTTCACGATGCCCGATACCAAGCCCCCGACGGCTCCGGCAGCACTGGAAAGAATCGACTTGAAACTGTTCCAAGCGCCTCGCCAGTTGCCGTTGATGAGGTTGGCGACCATACTGATGACACCGGAGATGACGCCGACCACGCCCCGTATCACGCCTTGTATGCCGTTGATGACACCCGACACGTAGGGGAGCATCGCCTGCACCGCAGGCAACAGCATACCGGTGATGAATCCGATGATTGCGCTCACGACACCGCTCACGACGCTCAGGATGCCTTGGATGACGGGCATGAGCTGCTGGATGATACCGATGATGCCGGTCACCGCCCCGGTGACGACCGTGACGATCTGCTGGACGATCGGCACGACCACGGCGACGATCTGGCTGATGAACGACATGAGCTGCTGGATGATGGGCACGAGCAGCGCGCCGATCTGCTCGGCGACCTGCACTATCATGCCGATGATCTGACCGGCGACTGGCAGCAGCGCGGACAGCATCTCCGCCAGCGGGGGCAGCACGCCGGACACGATCTGACCAATGACCGGCAGAATCGCCTCCAGTGCCGCCATGAGCGGTTCCATGATTGTGGGGATGAGCGGCAGCAGCGACTGCATGATCAGGCCGACCACGGGGACGAGCGTGCCCAACGCGTCCGTGATGACCGGCATGATCTGTTTGACTGTAGCCTTAAAGGTCTCGGACAGCTTGTCAAATACCGGCTTCATGGATCGGAGCTCGGCTTTGAACCGTTCAAACAAGGCTCTTGCCTGATCGCCGAACGCTTTCTTGAGCTCAGGAGTCGTGGCAATAAGTGTCCCGATTGCAGCCACCACCATGCCGATAGGACCGCCAAGTGCACTCAACGGTCCAGCCAATCCTCCCAATACGCCGCCGAGTAGTGGAATTTTAGAGAGCAAAGGCGCGATGCCGCCCATTCCCAGCGCTGTGAACGCAGCGAGTGCTGGAGCAATGGCATTGCCGAGGTTCTTGAACACGCTTCCGACGGCATCCACCGCTTTCTGGAACGGTGCCGGTAGGAGATCCACGAGACTGTTGAACAGTGAGGGTATCGCAGAGACGACGCCCCTGGCGATGGCTCCGATTCGGGGCACGATGTTCTTCAACGCGGTGCCGATGGATTCTGCCAATTGCTGGCTGAGAGCGCCCATGTCGGCGTTCTCGTTGCCCAGTCCGGCCAGCCAGTTCTGCCAGGCGGCCTTCATCGCGCCGACCGAACCCTCGATGGTTTTGGCTGCCTCATCTGCGGTCGTGCCGGAGATGCCCATCTCCTTCTGGACTCGGCTGATGGCCTCGACTACATCGGAGAATGAGTCGACGCTCAGGTCGTTGCCGTCCTTGAGCACGCCGGGCAGCTTGTTCGCATCCGAGATGAGGCGTTCCATCTCGCTCTTGGTGCCGCCATACCTGATGTTCGGCAGTGTGCGCTAGGCACTGCCCGCCCCGGAGGGCTGCTGCACGTCTCCGTGCAGAGCAGACTATCTCTTGGCGGGATTCACCCGTCCCTCGCACTTCCGCCCGCTTGGGCGTACTCTACTCGCTTCCGCCATGATGACGTGCTTTCGATAGTCGTTACACGTTCCGACTGGGAATTGTCGGCTTCGCACGGTATTGCCCTCGGCTTACCGTAGGGGTTCCACCGTTTTCACGAGGTTTATACTGAGCAATTTAAGCGGCTAATGCTAGTCTACCCAGTTTCAGATTGTCCAACATGGCGTAATTGCCGCGAGCGAGGCTCTGATACGTCTGTTGGACGGTCTGGATGTCGGTGCCCATCTTGTTGGCGTTGTCCGACATGTCAGTGAGCGCCATGTTGCCCATTTTGGCGGCCTTGGCGGTGTCTCCGCCGAGGGAGCTGATGAGCGACGCCGAGAAGCTCGTGACCTGGTTCATGTACTCGTTCGCGCTGACGCCGGCCGTCTTGTACGCTTCGGCAGCGTACTTCTGCACGGTGCCGGAAGCGTCCTTGAACAGGGTGTCGACGCCGCCGACCGCCTGCTCCCACGTGGCGTACGCGCCCAACGCCTGCTTGCCGGTGGCCACCAGCGTGCCGCCGATGGCTGCCACACCTGCTCCGATGGCGGCGACCGCACCGGTGGAAAGTCCCTTGAGCGCATTGAGCGACGTGGAGGCGAGGGCTTTGAACGCGTTCCCAGCGCTTGAGGCCATACCACCCAATGCGCCGCCGATGGCTCCCGCAGCGGACTGCGCGCCGGACGGGAGCTTCGCCCACACCGCGCCGGCGGCAGTGGCGATGTTGCCGAAGTAGTTCTTGGCTACGTTGGCTACCGGTGCGAGTTTCTGTCCTACTGTTCCTACGACATCTCCGATGGCGGAGCCGATTTTGCCGCCGAATGATCGAATGGGTGCGGTCCAAGTAGCGACTGCCGTTTTGATGGTGTTGCCGGTGCGGCTTCCCCAGTCGCGAATCGGTTGCGTCCATGCGGTGATTGCCGCGCCGATTGGTTTGGCGATGCCTGACACGGTGGCGGCGATGCTGCCGCCCCATCCTTTGAGGGTTTGCTGGGCGGCGCTGATGGCTCCTTTGAGGCCGGTTTGGATTTTCGCGCCGGCCTGTACGGCGAAGCCGCTGAGTTTGGCTACTGCCGTGCTGGCGAAGCCGCTGATCTTCGCGCCCAACGGTTTCCAGATGGCATCCACGCCGAGCAGGCTTCGCACGAGCGAACCCAATGCGCCGGAAAGTCCGGTGAACGAGCTCTGGCCTCGGCTGATGCTGGCGAATCCGGCCTTGAACGAGCTTGCCATCGTCTTCACGGATCCGGACACCGTGTTGGTGCCCTTGGCGAGTTCGGCCTCGGCGGCCTTGAGCGCCTTCTTCGCGTCCGCGAGCCGTTCGGCGGCGTCGTTGGACTTGTCGAGAGCGGTGGCCTGACGCAACTGGGCTTTCTCGAGGTTGATGGAGGCGGTCTGCGCCTGAGTACTGTCGGGCCCGTATTTGGCGATGGCCGCGTTGAGCCTCTCCTGCGCCCGCTGCACGTTGACCGTGGCCTGACGGTAGTTCAGGAGCGCGGCACTGGCCTTGGAGGACGCCTGCGCCACGTCACGCTTCAACGGCTTCAGCACCTCGTCGGCAGCGCCCCGGGCACCCGCGCCGAACGCCTTTTTAAAGTTGCCGCCAAACGATTTGCCGATTTTCGAACCGTTGCCGAACGCCTGCGAGAAACGGTTGGAACCGGACTTGCCGGCTCCCCGCATCTCCTTGTCGACCGCTGACCTGAATCCCTTCATCGAGGGGAATATCGACACGTGGCCGGTTCCCACTTCCGATCCGAAAGCCATAAGACGGCTCCTTTCAGTCGATGGTTGTTTATCCGAAGAGCTTGCTCATATGAGATTCGGCCTCGTGGATCTCCTCGGCGGTGGGCTCGTCCGTTTCGGGTTCGCCGTCCACGTCGCCGAGCAGCGTGGAAGCGCCGATAAGCTGCAATACGGTGATGTCGGTGGCGCTCATGGGGAACATGAGGCCGATGAGCGAGGCTCCCGTGTAGGAGGCCGGGTCGCCGCACAACGCCGTGTACAGGTCGATGGCGTCACGGTAGGGGAGACGCCGGCCGAGATCATGTTCGACGCTCCACCCGAATCGGGCGAAGTCGGCGCGTATCCTTACTCCGTCTTCGGAGTTGAGGATTCGGCAGAAGTCTGCGATTTTCCCAGTTCGACGCCCTGCGATTTGGCGAGCGTCTCCCCATAATCCTGGATGAGGTTGAATGCGACCTGCATGGGCTCCCTTTCGAGCTGCTTGGCCTGCTCGTCGCCGGCGAACACGGTGAGGATGCGTTTGACCTGGTCGAGGCTGTCGGTGTCGGTGGACGCGCCGGACAGGGCCTCGAAGTCGGCGATGGAAAGATAGAGGGGCAGTTTGTAGACGGTGCCGCCGGGTGTCAGCGCCCAGTATTCGTTGTTCTTGATGATGTGGCGCACCTTGACCTGCTTGGCGACCTCGGCGAGGGCCTCGGTTTCCTTGGTCTCGTCCCAATCATCGAATTCGGCGATGGTCGGGGTGATGGATTGTGTCTTGGCCATGATGTTTTTCTCCTGTCATATGTGTTTCTCCCGTCGTTGGTGTTGGGGCTCCCCGCATGCCGACAGGAGAGAGGTCATGCGGGGAGGGAATCGTTGTCAGGCCGCCGCGTAGGACTGCAGGTAGCGGCTGTTGCCGCCGTCCACGGCGGGATCGAGCTGCCATGTGGCGGTCAGCGAGAGGCCGGACACCTCGCCGCGCGTATCCTGCGCCGGCTCGTTGCCGGTGATCTGGATGACGCCGAGACGACGGCGCTTGCGGCCGAACTTGTAGATGGTCTCCTGATAGGCGAACCACTTGGTGTCCTGGATGATGTCCCGGACGTGGTAGACGCCGGTTTCATCGGGCTTGCCGATGGTCATGAGGCGGGTGAGGTCGTTGTCCTCGGCGGCGGTGAACGCGAGCGTCAGCGTCGGGTCGGCGTTGAGCGTGTAGCCCGGCTGATGGAATTCGGTGGCGTCGTCGCCGTCGCGCGCGTCCTGCGGCGCTCCGTCGCTGGTGATGAGGCCCACGGCGGCGGAGTCGGAACCGAACACGTCGCCGAGTTCGGTGATCGGGTCCGCCACGGAGGGCGCGATCTGCGAGGCGGTCAGCGTCTTGCCTGCCACATAGGGGGCGACGATGATTTTCGATGTGAGTACGTTCTTGACAGAATCAAGGTCGTTGCCCTGGTTGTCTGCTGTCATTCCATGTCCTTTCAAAATGAAAAGACCCTGCAACGCATGCAGGGTCTAGGAAAACGGTTAAGGGATTGGTTAGTGTTCGCCAACCGTCGAATATTCGACGATCAGGTAGTAGTGCGCGGTGTCGGAATCGTCGGACACCGGGTAGGGCCCGTTGCACGCGGAATCGTCCACGCCGATGACCGGCGAATCCTTGGCGAGGGCGATGGCGGGATGTTCGGTGAGCGCCGCGTAGACGCGGCGGGCCAAATCCTTGCATGGCTTCTCGGCCTGTCGACTCCACCCGTACACGTTTACGCCGATGCTTCGGTCGAAATTGCCGAGCCCGTCAGCGTTGCCGCCATCGTCTCGGACGGTGACGAGCGGATACGCGCCCTGATAGTCGGGAGGCTTCTTGCTGCCCACCTGGAGCCCGTCCACATCGGTGATATGGTCGCGCAGGTAAGTGCAGAGAAAAGCCTCCATGTCGGGAGGCAGTATCAACGTCATAGCTTCACCGCCTTCAACGCCTTGCGCAGATTGCCGGTCTTGGACTCGACCAGCATGGTCTTCGCGTCATGGCCGACCACCATGAAGGTGGTGCGGTGCGCGCGTTGCACGGCCTCGACCTGCAGTCCGTCGCGGTAGGCTCCCGTATCCACGGGCGCGTTGGCCTTGGCCACGCCGAGCGCCTTTTCGGCGGCTCCACGGGTCAGGGCCCTGACTCCGGCCGAGTTGAGGATCTGGTCGAAGAACGCGTCGTTGAACTTGATGCTGGTCTGTCCGCTTCCGGCCATCGGCTACCCCCTCCACTCGGTGAGCTGGACTTCCAATGTAGGCTGCCAGCCGGTAAAGGCGTTGACATCGCGGCTGGGGAAGCCGCTGACCTCCCACATGCGGCCATCGGCCGGTTCGGGTCGGATACGGTCACCAATCCGGATGTCCGCGTTCGGGTCGGCCACGGTGAGCACCGCAGTCGACGTGGTCTGCACGTCCAAAACGTCGGGCGTGCGAGTCGAACTGCTCGAAGCCAAAGCTCCTCGCACTTCCAATTCGACGGGTTTCGTCCAGTCCTCGGTGGTCTGCGCGGGATTGTACGGGTCGGGTTTGCGCGAGGCGCGCAGACGCACGAACCGTGTGGCCGCAGGCAGGCCGGAGGCGTTGATGTCATCGATGATGCTCACGGCAACGCTCCCAGCTTGTACCGGTCGAGTTTCGCCAGCTCGTCGGCCATCAGGGTCACGTTGTAGGTGACGCTGCTGCCGTTGACCGACTGGGATTGGACGATGCCGGCGGCTGCGCTGCTGGCCCGTTTCGCCGCGTTGATGAGCACCCCCTGCACATCCGGCACCTCGTCCGGCGCATAACCGGCGTGGATGCGGTAGCGTATCGCGGCCACGCCGGCCGGAAAAACGCCGGCGGTGCATTCCACCAAACCCGTGGCGGGGTCGTAGGCGTAGTGCAGCCGGTTGCCGGCGATATCGGTCAGCTCATCCACCGACGTGACATGGCGTGCGGGGAGGCGAATCACCTTTCCTCCCCGCGAATTGACCACGCCCGACAGTTCGATGTTCGGCGTGATATGCCAGCCGCACGTGCGGCGGATGGCCGCCTGCGCCGCCTTGATCCAAAAGGATCCGTCCGCGTCGAACAAGGACGGATCCTGGATCATGTCGGGGATTGCCTCCGTGGAGGATACGACGCTCATAGCCCCTCGCTTTCGATGGTTGCGATGCTCGGGTCTGCGATTCGGGCGACGAACTCCTGTGACGCTTCGGCTGGGAGGACTGACACCTCGAGTCTCGCCGTCTCCCCGACCCTCATCGCGAGGGCGTCGGGTTTGACGGCGATGCTCTCGGCGTCAGGCGTCACTTCGCTGCTTTTCCCAGTGCGACCTTGACGAAAGCCTTGGGGTACTTGACCTGCAGGCCGATGCGTTCGCGCACGCGGAACGTGATGAGGTCGTTGGTGAAATCATCGGAGTGGGAGTTGGTGGACTCGGCGCGCAGACCGCCCTTGCGGATCACTGCGCCGCCGAGCTTGAACGCGCCGACCAGGACGGTGCCCTGGGCGATGGCCTCGGTGACCACGGTCTTGAGACCCCACAGCGGCGGGTCCTGCATGATGGTGCCGTTGCCGTACTGGCCGCCGAAGTAGCCGCCGCCGTAGTACTGGCCGTTCGAATCCTTGCTCAGGCGGATGGTCTCGTAGTCGGCGGGGTTGATGACGATGGCGTCGGCGCGGAAGCCGGTGGCCAGCGCGATCTTGGTGCGGGCCTTGAAGATGCGGTCAGGGTCGGAATCAGCCGCCTGCGCCATCGTCTGGATGTCGCGGGTGAGCAGGCCCTTGACGTTCGCGCTGGTGCCGTCGCCGGACAGCAGCTGGGTCTCTTCCAGCAGCTGCAGGTTGTAGCGGGCGTGGTTGTTGATTTCGGAGACGATGTAGGAGAGGTCTTCGGCCATATTGTCGGTGACCTTCCACCAGGTGGCGACCTCCTTGAGACTGTCGGACTCCCAGCTGGGGGCCGGCAGATGGGTCTGCGGCTTCGCGCCGCCCTCGCCCACGGTTCCCGAGCCGCCCTCGAGCGCGCCATACACCGGGTATTCCACGGTGTTGGCATTGCCGCTCAGGGTGACGGAGCCGAACAGGTCGGCGACCACGAGCGGACGCTCATACGGCCAGACGCCGTCCATGTCGACCTGCGTGACCACCGGACCGTAACCGGTGCCCGCAGTGCCGGTGCCCGCCACGTGAGTGTCGGTCGCGGCCTTGAACTCGCTGGAAGCGAACGGGTGCGCCTTGGTGCCGATGACGGTCATGCCGGCCTTCTTCAGCTCCTGCGCGTACAGATCGCCAAGCGTCTTGGCGGCGGGAGCCGCCTTGGCCTGAGGCTTGGCCTCGTCCACGTTCAGGTCGTTGACGCCTTTGAACAGGTCGACGCGCTCCTGCAAACGCTTGGCCTCCTCGTAATGGTTCTTGAGTTCGGTAGCCTCATCTTCGGTGAGGTTCTCCATGCCCTTGTCGTACAGGGCCTTGACCGCCTTCTTCTCGGCGGCCAGCTTCTCCATGTAACCCATGGATCATCCTTTCTATTGGTTGTTTGCCAGCGAGAGGAAGTCGCTGATTTCCTTGGCCCACTGCGGGTCAAAACTCTTTTTCGCCTTGCCGTCTTCCGGCTCGGGCTTGTCCGAATCGTCCGGCGTATCGTCGTCCGGCTCGTCATCGGGCTTGGAATCGTCGTGGTCGTCATCGTCGGGGGTTTCGGTGATTGCGTCGAGCAGTTCTTCGAGCGCGTCGTAGGCTGTGCGAATCTTGTCCTCGTTGGCCTTGCTGATGGCCCGGCCGGCCTTGACCTCGAGCACTTCGGCCCCTTGGTTGGCGGCGACCTGCACGAGACTGATTTCGAACAGTTTGAGCTGGCGAATCTCCCGGTAGCCGTCCCATGGGCTCTTCGATTCCTCGTCCTCGACCCACGCGGTCTTTTCGGCGATGAAACCGATGCTCATCTGGTGGATGAGGCCACGCTTGAGCAGGTCATAGGCTCTCTTGCCCTCCGCAATGTCGGTATCCAATTTCGCGGTGATGAGCAGGCCATGCTCATCCTCCACGGCGGAGAGCGTTTCGCCGATCACATCGTTGGGCGAGCCGTCCTTGTGTTGCCAGTGGATGGGGATGCCCGCACCGCCGTTCTTGAAGTCGGCGGATAAGGTCTGCTCGAAGGCGCCCTTGACCACCACGTCGTCGTACAGGTCTTTATCCCACGTGGATGCGTAGCCGGAGAACACGCCTCCGCCACTGTTGTCGGTGGCCTTGAGCTCCTTGAGCTCGTAGCCGAGATAATCAAGACTCATCTGAGGTTTCTCCCTTCGTCATCGAGTCCCATGACGCGCGGAAACCGGCGTCATACGTGTAGAGGCGTTTGAATTCGGCGAGCATCTGCTTGCCGTTCGGGCTTGCGCCCTGTTGCGCGTTCTGGGTCTGGCCGCCGTCCTGCGGGCTGGGCTGGCCTCCCTCGCTCACGTTGAGCGGGGTTATCAGCTGGTCGCCGCCCGGCAGTTTCGGACGGTCGAGCAGTTCGCGCGCTTCGTCCGTGGTCATAAATGGACGGCCTGTGGCGGTGGAGAGCGCCTGATACTGGGTTTCCATCGTGCCGCGCAGCTTCGCGTCCAAATTCGCCTTGATGTAGCAGTCCGGTTCGCCAACCGCCTCGGGAAGCGTGAGGTTCAAAGCCTCCTCGAACGCCACCAAATACGGCAGCAACTCCACGTTCCAGAGTTTCTCTTTGTAGGCGCTGATGTTGCTGTTAGTGCCGGTGCGGAAGCCGATGTTTTCCGGCGAGATCTGGAATGCGAGACACACCTGTTCGTTGATTTTCTCGCGTGCCTCCAAGTCGGCCATGTCGACAGGCTTGAACAGGTTCTCGACGGTGCGGATCTCCATGCCGTCCTTGAATACAGGCCATGTGCCGGCCATGCCGCCGCCGGCCACGTAGTTGCGCAAGCCTTGGGTGAAGTCGTCGTAGTCGGCCTGCGATTCCCAGGGCATTTCCTTGGGCCGGTATACGTAGGCGGGTATCTGGTAGCCGTTTTCGGCTATCGATTTGCGGTATTTCGCCATCGCCCTTGCCTCCGCGAGCAGTGGGCGCAGCACATTGGTGATCGGGTCGCCTAGGTTCAGGCCGTCGATGTAGCCGATGTCGAGCACGATTCGCGGGTCCGGCAGGCGATAGGTGCCGCCCTTGTTGCCGTCGACGCTGCTGATGGTCACGCTTGTCAGTTCGCCGAAACCGTTCGCCGTGAGACTGTAGCCGTCCGTGGGGATGCGGCGCAGCGTGTTCCCGTCGCCCGCTCGGTCGGTGCCGAGCGTGCACAGCCATCGGTCCTCGAGCAGCATGTCGCGGATAAGCGTCAGATAGAACCGGTAGCGGCTCATGCCCGGCAATTCGCTCGGATGGCGGATGAGCTTGGCCAGTGCGCCGTCGCGCACCTCTTCCGCGTCGCCGTCCGCGTTCTTCCGATACACCTTGAGCGGCAGGGAGGCGAGTTGGCGGCTGATGAAGTCCACGACCACGCGGACCGCGTATTCGCGGCAGTACATGCCGTTTGCGTATCCGGCGAATTCGGCGTCGGTGGGCCAGCTGATGGCCTCGGGCATCGAATCCTTGATGGTCGGAGTCTCCGGCTCGGCGGTCTTCATCGCCAGCACGGCCGGGCCGTGCAGCAGATTATTCAGAAATCCCATCCACGGCTCCTTCGAATTTGAGAGATGGCTAGAATGTGACCCTCACGTTGTGTGAGGGTTCGTATTTCGGTTTCTCGGGCTCGCCGCTCATCGTCTCGAGCGCATACAAAGCCTGTGATTCGGCGATGAGGCCGGAAATGTGCATCGCGCTCTGGTTCCTGTCCCACACCTCGACCTCACCCAATCGGCGGGTCACGGCGACGCTCACCTGCTGTTCGATGGCGGGCTGGGGGAGATGACGGAGTTTGTTTTCCTTAACTCGGTCACGGAAACGACCGGTGGCGGCTCCCATGCGGAAGCCCTCGATGAGATGCACCGTCCAACCCGCCTCCGCGAGCGGGTCTGCGAAATCCACCGCCGGACAGCCTTTCGACTGCACGGCGATTTCGTGGATGTTCGGCCAAGCCTCGCGAAGCATTTTGAGGTATTTCGGAACCCAGAGCATGCCGTCGCGGCGCACGATCAATTCGACGTGCGGCAATCCGTCCTCGCGGTAGCCTGCGGCGGCGATATAGGTGGTCTCACGGTCGGCGCTGGTGTCCACTGAGAGCACCACGCGCCCGTCATCGGGGATACAAGACTTCGGGTCGATGCCGCGCTTCCACAGTTTCGGGTCGATGTACGGCGTGATGTCGGCGGTCACCCACTGGCACAAAACCTCGGTGCGATACGCGGCCTCGGTCATACCGTTGATGTCAGCCGAGATGCTACGAAAAGTCATCGGCCCATAACCCATGGAGGGGTTCGCCTGACGGATACCGGCAAGGTCATCCAGCTCGCATTTATCCGGAGCCGACCATTCGAAATACCCATAGGATGGGTCGTGCTCCTCGGCCCATTCGTCCGGCGACTGCTTGCCGGTTTCAACCGAAGCGTTCCACGAATCCGCCAGGGCGCGCCCTTCGTCGACGACTCGGCGCAGCACGACGCTGCGATAGTCGCCGGCGTTCGAGATGCCCCACAACTGGCTGGACCAGATGGCCTTCGTGGTCTGCGATACCGCATTCCAGCCATCGTCGGTGTGCTGCTCTCGCAACTCGTCGAACACGACGCGGCTGGCGCTCTTGGAACGGATGTTCTTGTCGGCTCGCACGATGTACTGCGCCTTGTTTCGGCAGATGATCGCTTCCTCGCCATGCGAATTGTTGACGCGCTGCACACGTTTTTGCAAAACCGGAACCGCAAGAGCGGCCTCGCCCTCGGAAGCCGGATTCGGATTGCACCAGTTCAGCACGGCCTGATACGGTGCGCGCGCGTTATCCAACGTCTGCGCGGCACCGACCACGAGAAACTTCCACGCCGGCGACAATTCCGGGTGGCGAGTGGAGTCGACGAACAGCCACCACGCGCACAGCACGCTCATCACCGTGGTCTTGCCGTTCTGACGCGCGACCTCGGTAACCACTCGGCGGAACCGGTAGGAGCCGTCCGGCAGAAGCTCAAGCCCGTGGATCAGCAGCCATTTCTGCCACGGGTAAAGATGCACGTGGAGAAACTTTTCGGCGAACTCGATGACCGCGTAGCCGTTTGATGTCGCCGGCGTCAGTTCGCGCAGCGGGGGAGTGAATATGCGCGGCGTGGTGATGCCATGGGCATCGTCGTCGATTTCGCCGATGCCCATGACGCCTCCTAGCTGATTTTCGCCAAATACTCCTCAAGCTCATCCGCCACCGGAGTCGCCTCGGGCTTGGCGGCCTTGCCCCTCGCCGGCTTCGCCGGCTTCTCCTCCTCGGGAACCAGTCCGAGAGCCGCGCAGTATTTCAGGAACGTCGGCAGCGAGGTATTGTCGTTCTGCGGCACAGCCGGACGGGCACCCTTTCCCTTCGCTTCGGCGTCCGATATGGCCTGTTCCGCCAATTCGTCCCAATGGTCGATTTTCCATGCAAGGGCCCGGGCGGCGGCGACCGTGGCTGCGTCCTTCGCGCGCAGATGCTTGGCGTTGCGCAGCGAACGCTCCAATGCGTCGGCCACCGTTTCCTGCGGAAACTGTTTCGGCATGGAACCTCCTTCGCGCGCGACCCCGGCCGAATATCGAATAATTTTCGGAGGGAGAGGAAGAGCGGGCATGCGGGTAGTGTTCCGTTGGCGGCTGGTTTTGGGATTTTACCGCCCCTCCCGGTTGGTTAGGCTTTGATGACTGTGCGGAGTACTTCACATTCGATGTCTCCGTTATGTATTCCCGTGATGCGGCAGATGCGTGTGGCGTTGCTATCCTCGATGAGGACTGTTCTGCCGCGCATGGGTTCGTCGAGACATTGGCTGGCGAATTCGTAAGCGTCTGGATTGATGTCTATGTCTGCTTTGGTGGTGCTCATGCTGTTTTGATCCATTGTCTTGAGAGTGTGCCGATTGGTGTGGCTGGGTCTTTGTTGCCGCGAAGGTTGTTGCATTGGGTGTGGCTGGGGCGGAAGCCTGCGGGGTCGTGTTGCAGGTCTGGCCTCTTAGTTACTGGGTAGAAGTGGTCGAGGTTGTATGAGTCGTCTGTGGTGTTTTGGGGTGCGTCGTAGTCGATGGGCATTCCGCAGAGCCAGCATGGGCGGTGGTTGGCTTTGCATTCGTTAAAGAAGGCTTTGCGGTCTTTTTCGAATTGTCTTCCGCCTTTGCGGACTTGTCGACTGTAGCTGACCATGTTGCAGTCACCTCGCATTGCGGATGTTTTGTGTGGCATACGCGGTTGGCTTCGATCCAACGACCTGCGGTTTTGGAGACCGCTGTTCTACCTGCTGAGCTACGCGCATAGGTGGTCATGCCGGTTGAGTGTCATGTCGCATGACCGTGTGTGGGTATGAGTAAAGCCCCAGAAGACGTATCCTCTGAGGCTTTCACAGTAATCCTGATACGGAGTATACCACGGGGTGGCGGCAGCCTACTCCTGTCTGAAATCTTGTTTGACGGGAATGTTGGCGATGTATCCGGCCTCACGCGCTTGATTGATCCAGCGGCCGGCTGTTGCCTTGCTGATGTGCATGAGGTTAGCCACTGTCTCGTGTACGTCAGACCGACGCAACGTAGCGTTCCATGGCCTTCCGCCCCAGTTCGGTCAGCCCGTCGCGGTCAATCAAGCTCCTGTTGAACATATCCCGATAAAACGGGTCGTCCGGGTCATACTCCAGAAGACGCTCCTTCTGCGGGTCGCGGAGGAACCTTTCAAGGCGTTCGCATTCGTAAGGGGATAAATCCATTGCAATCGGGTCGGCTTTGATGAGGTCGCGCAGTCGGTTTGCCGCATCCTCGTATTCCGCTTTCCTTCCGGCCAGCTTGTCGGGGAGAGGCATCTCGGCATCCTGGCCGTCGAGATTCCTGCGAAGATGCGTCCAGGATTTCGTGATGTTGTCCGCTTTCAGCATGTAGCCGCGAGCGAGGTCCAAAAGCAGGTTCATCCGAAACCACGCGAAGGCATCGGGATACGAATTCCACCTCATGTGAATCACGCCGTCCATGCCGACCCATGCGAAACAGCGACACGGCTCGTATACGTTAATGGTCATCGCCGCATCCTCGTAATCGCTTTTCGTTTCGGCGTCCGCATCCTTGATGGACATTTCGATTCCGAGGTCATGCAAGGTGTTTTGAAGGTCGCGCAGTTCCTTCAGTGTCTTCTCGATTTTCAGCATTTTTCGTATCTCCCTATGCTTTCTATTGACTTCCTTCCCCGCCTGAAGGCGGGGGATTCCTACTCCGGTCGGCTTATTGACGAAGGCGATGGTGTCCATGGGGCAGCACGCATCCTTGATGATGTCGTTACCGGTCGTGTGCGTCGCCGTCGCCGTAGCGTGCCGCAACATAGATTCGAGCGAGGCTCTTCAGTTCGGCATCGTTAAGTCCGCGACGATGGTTTCTTCGTGGAAGTGGTTTGAACTGCCACCATTCATATCGCGTCGGGCTTAATTTGTGCAGGATATGTTTTCCGATGGCGGTTCTTTTCAGCTTATTTGGGCGTAGACGCCCGATGGTGCCGGAGTTGATGTTGCCGTCTCGGCTTTTGATTTCGATTTTCGTCAGACGGTGTTCTGCGCTGGCGGAGTCCCAGTGAATTGTCACGGATACGCTGAGCCCGTCATATTCCGTGGGCATGTCATATTCCGCGAAGTCATTGGGCAGATATAGGTCGGCTCCGATGTGATGCAGTTTTTCGGTGGTCATATTGTCTCTTATCGGTTGTTTCGGCTCATGGCGAAGGATACGATTTCGCGGATGTTGAATTCCCAGTAACCGTTTTCGACGGGTTTGCTGCTAGGTAGTTTGCCGCGTCTCAATGCGTCGGTGATGGTCTTGCGGCTGACCTCGTATCCGTAGTTTTCGCGCAGCCATTCGCTCATGCCTGCCGGTGTCTTGGTCAGGTGGATGGTTTCGGCCTTGGCTTGGCTTTGTTCGCGTAGCTCGGCCACGTTGATGGGGTTGCCGCATTTGCACAGCAGCAGCGATTCGCCCTTCGCGGCCATGACCTCGCGTCCGCATTCGGGGCATACGCCGATGATGCGACGTGTGCGTGGCTGACGGTCAACGAGTGGTTCGATGCGTTGGGTCATTTTGATGAGCTGGCGGAGGAATCGTCCCGCGTTGTGTGCCTGGCATAGCCATGCGAGGTGGGTTTGCATGCGGGGGATGAGGCGTTGCCATTTGTCGCTCCACACGGCTCCGGCGTCGCACCATGCGTCCTGCAACAATGATTCGGCTTCGTCCAGCAGGTCGATGGCGTGCACGTTGACTGGCGCGGGTGCCTCGCCGCCTGATGGCTTGCCCCCCGTCGCCGGGTTCGCCGAGCTTGTACTCATGCCGTGCGACGCGCTGCAACAGTTGCATGTTGCGGCGCAGCTGGTGGAGTGTTTTCGCGTACCGGCGGCGGCAGTCCTGGCATAGCGTCCACGGTGCTTCGACCTGCTGGCTGCCGCAGTATTGGCATGGTTTGGTGGTGATGGACATTGTTTGAAACCCTCCACGTCTCGGCTATGATTGTGCTTTGGTGAGCGTGCCCTCCGCCTTGTGGTGGAGGGTTTCGTTTTATTCGGTGTCGCGGGTCATGCCTCGAACAGCGGAGGTTCGATGAATTCGACTTTGCGTGGTGGTTTCGGTCGTCCGTCGCCATTGCGGATGATCGCGCGTACTGCCTCCAACGGCAGGCCCAATTGACGGGCCGTCTCCGTTGCGCTGTAGCCGCGTGCGTGCCATACGAGCACCTTGTCGCGGATTGTCTGACTGGTCATTTCACGCCTCCAGTATGTGGGTCGATGAGCTGGCAGCTCATGGCGTCGATGCGCCCATCGGTCTTGGCTTCGATGCAGAGGCGTTTCACGTCGCCGGTGGTTTCGACCTGTTGGATGATGGTCTGCTCCGGCTGTACGGGTGTCTGCGTGGCAGTCCAGCAGACGAATCCGATGGCCACCATGCCGGACACCACGATCAGCGTCAGGCAGGCGAGCATCGCCAGTCCAACGAAATTCTCCAAATCCCAGTCAGCAAACGGTTTCCTCATTCCTCCACCTCGGTTTCCGTGCCGTAATGGTCGTAGATGTAGTCACCCATCGCATTGATGTTGATTGGCCGATTGACGCTGTACAGGTATTCGTGCAGGCCTTGTTTCAGTTCTTTGCGGGTGAATATCCTCGCCTTATAGCTCATCGTCCACCCCCCAGACTCTCGTAGATCAGCTTGTAGGTCTTGCCCCCGCATTTGGGGCATGGGCTGATCCTGTGGAACCTCACCAGACTCACCTCCCTCAAGAGGCGCGTTTAAATCCACCTGTTCGATACGCGCACGCTCCTGTAAGATGTTCGCGTATGTCCCCATCGCGTACAATTGGCTTTCAAGGAGCTGGAAGGAGCACGCGGCCGTGAAGTCCAACGTGCCCTCCGCGTAGCCCTCAAGCATGTGCGCCAGCTTGCTGATACGCTCCTGCAATTCTCGATGTTCGCGGATCATCCGCTGCCTGTAATCACTCATTGGTTGACTCCTTCGGCTTGGTGTCATAGCTGATGTCGATGATGCGAGTCACGTTGAACTCTCGTCCGCAGTCCTCGCACTCCTCCTCGAAGTATTCGTCATTGCCGCCGCATTCATACGAATCTTCGTATCGGTGCCCGCAGTAAGGGCATACGATTTCGTCGGTACCATCGAACTCGGTCGGCTCACCCGAATCGATGAGACGCTTCTTCGGAACGCAATCACAGCAATACGTCTTACCGTCAATGGTTTCGCCCCAACGTTTGGTCATGAGGTCGCCGCACATATCGCACTGGATAAGATTGTTCATTCTTCCGTTGCCTCCATCGGGTAATTGATGTCTTCAAGCGAGTCCGCGAAATAGGTCAGCTTCACGAGCCTGAACGGTTTCTGCGTCTCCGGGCCTCTGAACGGTGGCTCATATTCCCACCATTCGCTGCCGTCGTATTCTTCGCGGCGCAGGAAACCGCCATCGGTGAACACCACGACCAGATCGGCGGCTATCTCCTGACCGCCGTAGCCGTCGTCGTAATCGATGTCGAGCACCTTTTCGGCCTGACTCCACGGAATTCCCAGCTTCTCGTCGCGGGAGCCTACGAATCGAACGTCATCGGTCGAATGCTCGCTTTGTGAGATCGCACCCTTGGTTTCATCTAAAAGATTCATTCTTCTGTTGCCTTTCTCCTCGCCGCGTTGAAGGCGATTCTGATGATGTTTTCCAAATACCCGCCGGGAAGCACGATGAACTTCCGGACTTCGCCTATGGCGGCTTCGATTTCCTCTTCCGTGGGCTGACGTGTGGCTCCGGCGATAAAACCGGCCTCGTATTCCTTGCTCTTGGTCGTGCCACGTATTTCCTCGGGGGATAGACGGACACCTCGTCGGAGGACAGCCCACTTCGCGTCACTGCTGATGATGCTCACAACCGTCCCCTCTCCTGATTGTGGACGAGGCAATCGTCCATAGCCTGAGCAAGTTCCTCGTCGGTGATGTCGAACGCGGTAATCAGGTTGCCGACCGTCTGCAACACGTCGGCCAGCTCGTCGAGCATGGCCTGGCGGCGCTGGTCGCGCACGTAACCTATCCATCCGGCCTTCGCCCTGTCCCGGTCATCGCCAAGCTCGCCGCCCACGTTCACCCCAAAGCAGGCGAGACAGTTCGCATGGTCATCGAACTCCCGGCCAATGCCGCTCGGGTCTGTCGGGTCGCTGGCTTTCAGGTATTGTTTCCCGGCCTCCACCATCTCCGCCGACTCCTCAAGGGTTTTCAGCAAAAGCCACTTGTCGGGCGTGAGATGTCCGAAAGATTCAACCGAGGGCAATTTCACGATACGATTGCTCATGCTTCCACCGCCTTGGCCAGTCGGAACGGGGCAAATAGAGATAGGCGCTCCGCGGCTTCGACCGATGAAGCAGGGTACGAGATTGAGGCTGCTGGCGGGTCCTTCGGGGCAATCTCAATCACCGTTGCCCCGGTGACTAACCACAGGCCATCACCCTTGTCTAGCCAGAGTCCATCATGGTCGGGCAGCTTCGACTTCGGACGTAAGGCGTGGTCGAAGTAATTACGGGGAGGGGCGTAATTATCTCCCTTGCAGATCATTACTCGCAATGGATAAAGATTGCTCAGCGAACGTGATGTGACTGTGTATTTGTTGCCGTCCGTAGCAACGTATATGTCTCCTACGCGCACATCATCTATATTTTCGATACGCTCATACTTTGTGGAATCCAATAGTTCGATGGACTCAATTTCATCCCTTGGGACAAAATCGGAGTCACCATAATTAAATGATAGGGCGATAGTGTTGTTTGTATCCGGTATCTTAAGATCGCCGTTAACGTTCGTCATTCCGGTTATCTCATCGCCGTTTTTAAACGTGACCTTGACATGTAGTCCGGCCATCTCCTTGCAGGTCTTATCCTGCCAAAATGGTTTATTGTTCATTTCGTCTCCTTGGTTCAATATGAGTTCAATTTCATGGTTCAATTCGGTTCAATGCGGGTCGGGGGAGTGGGCGGCAACTCTCCGGTCTGCAATCGGATTCCAGCGATGTGACCATACATGCCCCGTTTTGCCGTCCAACAGCCTCTCTGACGGGTTTTCAGTGCGAATGCGATAACTTATTAGGATTCATCATGTTTACCTGTCTCAGACCCGTTTATTGCGTTTTCGATTTCGATGCACAGGTCAAGCGCCGCCGTGAAACCGGACTGATAGGCGTGCAACGCGGTTTCTGGCCTGCTCATGCCGCCAATCTCCGTGGCCTCGAGCAGCCATTGCATCGCACGCTCCTGCGGGGTCGGGAACTTTTCGGCCATCACGCGCCTCCCAGCATCGAGCCGAGCGAGGCCATGCCGCGTCGTGAGGCTCCCGCGAACCGTCTGGCCGTGGAACGTGGCTTCGGCTTGGCGGCGGGCAGTTCAAGCGGGTTGCGCATGGTCAACGCCTGCTGCTGCGCCTGCTCCGGGCCGTTGCCGAGCATCCGCTGGCGGCGGTACATCCACGCCCTATCGCCCTCCAGTCCCCGCGCCTCGCATTCCTCCGCGATCTGCGCCTCCGAGGGCTTCGCATCGTTACGCATCCGGCGCACGATCGCGTTCACATCGCCCGAACCGCACCAACGGCCCGTGCTGCTGTCCGCGTAGAAGCGCTTCACCGCCTCCAACGCCTCGCCGAGCGTCATGTCCGCGCGAAGCTCCTCGTGGAACGTGCGAGCCTCCAGGTCGGTGATGGCCGCGTTGCCGTGATGCACGCGAATCTTCGCCAGAACGAGCGTGCTCTCCTTGAGCGTCAGCATGTCAGGACTCCTTCCAGTGATCGGTTTTCGGCGGCTTCCTCGGCCGCATAGTGGGCTATCAGCGCCGCGTTCGCATCCTGATTGGCCTGCGAACGGTTCCACGCCGATGGCGAGGGGCGTGCGGTCGGCTCGGGTTTGGCCGGCAGCGGGTCGTCGTCCCAATGCTCGCCGTCCAGCCAGTTAGCCGGGGTGAGCGTGTAGCCGGGCTCACGGTTCGGGTCGGCGGCGTACTGCTGGGCTTTGGCGAGCAGGAACGTGTTGTTGGTTTTCCGCCGCGCCTTCCGCCAAGCCGCGTACGCCTTGCGTTTGCCGGCATGCCGCGGATAGGTCTGCCAGAACTGTTCGAACTCGATGGGATAATCCTCGTCGGCGCTCTCTTGCGGGGCCGGTTCGGCCTCGCGCGTTTCCCTGTTACCTGATACCTGATTACCTGATACCTGATCCCTGATTAGAGCGGAAGATTTCGGAGGATTACCGTAATCTTCCGTAATCTTCGGAAGTGTTTGGGAATCGGCTTCAGGACGCGGAAAACGAGGCTTCGCCGGGTGACTTATCTTCTGATGGCGATCCCAGTTCGTCAAAAACAGCAGACTGACCGTCTTGCCGTCGATTTCAGCCTCGTACAATGTCACCATGCCACGCTTCTGCATTTCTCCGAGACTTTCCGTAATATTCCGAAAAGTCTCGGAAGGGTCGTCGGCAAGACGTTTGCGGAACACGTCGGCGGCGATGTCCAGAACATTGTTCTTGCCAACGCCGTTGTCATCCACGTAGTTGATGAGACCAACCCACATGAGCTGGCCGAAATCGGACAGCGAGATGAAATCGTCACTGCTCCACATCTCCGGTTTGATGAGCCTCATGCGCATCAGTCGGCCTCCCTCTCTTACCTCTCCTGTATTTGGCTATCAACGCCAGCAGTTCGGGGCTGGCGGCGATTATCTCGCTGGGCTTCGGCCCCTCACTGTTGGTTTTGAGCTTGCGGTGGTAGCCGCCATGCGAACCAGTGCGACGGCTACCACCGATGTAGGCGTGCGGGTTAGTCCTGGCCATCGTCCGGTCCCAACGGCAGGCCGTCATTCAACAGGAGCGCGAACCGTTCGAGCGGCATCCACACGAGCGTCGGATTGTTGGGCACCGGCTTCAACTCGCGGCGCAGGCGCACGGCGAAGAGCGCGTGCTCCTCGCCCAGCTCCGAGAACACGGCGAGGAACCGTTCAAGCACGTCCACGCTCAGAATCGCCATCTGTCGGGCCATGCCCTTGAGGCTTTTCACGCCCACGCCCCTGCGGTGTTGGACGAGCACGCCGTAGGGCGTGTCCATGTTCGCCATCTCCACTTTGAGCTCCCGCCAGTGTTTGCGGTAGTTCGGCTGGTGCGTGTCCTTGCATTCCACGCATACCGGTTCGCCGTGGAACATGACGCCGATCAGATCGCCCTGGTCGTTGTTGCCGTGCAACGGCATGCGGTCGATGCGCGTGTCCTGCAACGCCCACGCGAGGTAACGCACCGTCCACGTCTCAAGGCTTGTGCCTTTGCTTTTACTTGGATTCGCCATCATCGCTCCAATCCGTATTCTTCGACTATTTCGTCGGCTTCCTCCGCGCACTGCGGGCATGGGATCGGCCTTGCCGGATACACGGGGCATCCGTGAGTAGGGCAGACAGGTTCCACGTCCGGCGGCGTCTCATCGTGATACAAATGCAACATGTCAGAACTCCGGGGCGCTGCCGCCGTTGGCCCACGGGTCTGAGGCCGGTGGCTGCGACGGCTGGTATCCGCCCTGCGGCTGCTGCGTGTAGCCGCCCTGAGCGCCGTAGCCCTGCGACTGTCCGCCGCCCTTCTGCCTCACGTTCGTGATGGCGACGGCGCTGGCGCTGACCGAACAGGATGCGGCAAGCCCGCCATTTTTGTTCGTGTAGGCGTCGCAGCCGCTGACCTCTCCAACGATGGTCACGTCCACGAACTGGTCCTGATTCCGACGCAGCTGGGCGATCTGGTCGAACACGGGGTTGAGGTTCGCGTAGCCCGCAGGCCACACCGAGTAGTAATGTTCCGGCTGGCTTTTCCAGTCGCCGTTCCGGTCACGGTAGCCGGGCGACACCGATACGCTCAGATACCTTTTGCCGTTCTGCGTTTCTCGCACGCCCCACGCCGTGCCCTGGATGATGATGGTCGCTTTTCCCGCCATGGTCTCACTCACCTTCCTTCACGCCGGCCTTCAACTGGCCGATCACCTTGTCAAGCTCCGCCTCCGACAGTTCGTCGCTGGCTTTCACTTCGCGGTTCAGAATCTTCGAGATGGTTTCGCACGCCTCCGCGTCCGAAGCCACGCCCAAGGTCTGGAAGCGTCGAATCATCTCAGAACGCTTCGCCTCGACGGGAGACGGCTGCGGCTGTTCCGGTTCCTCGGGTTCGTCCACGCTCACGTCAACCGGCGAATCGTCCGCAGTCACGGTGGGCAGTGGACGGAACACGTCGGAATAATCCGGTGTCTGGTCGTCGCTTGCGGCCGCGTCGCGGGCCTCCACGCTGACCGGCAGGTAGGGGAACGCGCGTCGGATTACCGTCTTCTTCGCCATGGCCTCATAGTCGGACTTCCACGGGCTGACCGCCTTGCCGTAGCTGGGGCTGCGTTTCGCCGCCGCCTCGATCTCGTCGGCGTTCATCACCTGGAAGTAATGCCCGCCGTCCTTGAAGTTCGCGATCATGTACACATGGGTGAGCTTGCCGGGCTTCGCGCACGGCACGTGCCGCAGGTCCTCGTTCAGGCCATAGCTGTAGGTGAATTCGTCGCCCTCATGGACTGCTCGGGCGCTGATGTCCCTGATCTGGCCGCTGCGGCGTGCGAGGTCGATCATGCCCTTGTAGCCGATGATGAGTGTGGCTTCCTTCTGTCCGGTGCGGTAGTTCTTGTTCCCGTAGGGCAGGATGTAGGCGCGTCCCAATCCGTCCACGTTCGACGGTTCCAAGCCCAATGCGGCGCATTTCATGAAGCAGGACAGCACCGATTCCACGCCGCAGTTGGCGAGCTGCGGTTCGCGGTTGATGGTGCTCACGTACATCTGGTAGAGGCGTTGCGGGCTGAGGTTGTTGCCGATGACGGCCGCGATGCGCGGCCAGCTCCTCTCCAGCAGGCTCTTCATGTTCTTCTGCGGGTTCATCGTCTGCATCTGCGCGTTCTGCGCCTGCGTCGCTAACTGTCCCATATCGGTTCTCCTTACTTGGTTTTGAGTTGGGTGACAGTGAATCGTCTCTGGTCGTATGCGGGTTTCGCCTCGACCGCGGGCTTCTCCTTGTAGTGGACGGTCCGGTATCCGGCCTTCCATCCGCCGCTGATCAGGCCCTCGCGTTCCGCGCCGACCATCGCCTTCAATTGGTCGGCGATCTTCTCCTTCGCTTTCTTGGCGTTGGATTCGGCCTGCGCGTACGTGGAGTACATGGCGGCGAGGTCGTCGAATTCATGGTCCACGACCTGCTCGTAGCCGTCCGGGTAGGGTGGCATGGATTGCGCCTTGTCCACGTCCGCGCCGGTCAGGGCGGGCATTTCGCCGCGGGTGACGAAACCCCAGAAGTCCTCGGCGGCCTTGACCACGGCGTTCACGTCGTCCTCGTCGCGCTCGAAACGAACCTCGACCGGTTCCGCCTCGCCGATGTCCGCGTAGAAATACCCCCAGCGGAAGCCGGTGACGGCCATGTAATGCGTGACCTGCGCCATGTAGTACTGCGGGGCCACGAGCTCGCCCGTCTCGTCGTGCCAGTCGGTGCGCCCACGGTTCGCGTTCGCGGTCTTGATCTCCAGCACCCCGAACGAATCCGATTCGGAGTCGTAGAGGAAACCGTCCAGCGAGGCGTGCATCAACGGATGCTCCTTGGACACGAGGCTGATGTCGGTGCCGTCGATGACCTGGTACTCCGGGTGCAGTTGGCGGAATCGGCGGCGCAGTTCGATCTCCAAGGCGTTGCCCTTGACGATCGCCCACTTGCCGCTGATGTCCTCCGGCTGCTGACGGCCCGTCTTCTCCAACCACAGCTCGTAAGGGGTCGAGTATTGGTTGAGGCCGAGGATCGTGCTCATGTCCGAGCCGCCGACGCCCAGTGCGCGGAACTTGCGCCACGCACTCTCACGATCCGTCTTCGTGCGCTGGCGGAAACGGTGCACGTCGAACAGTCCGGTCGCCTTCGCTGCCATGTCAACGGTCACTCGTTTCATTGCTGCTCCTTAGCTTCGATTTGCTGACATATTCCACTCGTGTACTCACCCTGCGCCGTTGCCTGTCGATGACGACCATGCCCGGCAACGGCATCACGTACAGGTACGGGTTGCCGGTCTGACTGTTCCGGTCGCTGATAAGATCCATAAACTCCACGATCAATTCGCCCGGCGTCATGCGCACGCCATCGTCCGTGATCGGACTCCACAGTTCCACCGTGTCCGTCATCCATATCCTCTCGTAGTCCGACGAGCCGTAGCCCGGCCTCGTGGACGCTCAGTCCGATGAGGCTCGCGAGGCTCTGCCGTGTGGGGTGCGCGGTAAGGATGTCAAGGTTTTTGAGCAGCTTCCCGGCGACCGCCAGCCACATGTCGTTAGGCAGATCAGTCATACAGGTATTGCTTGCGGGTGCGTTGGTTGCGCTGGTCAAAACGGTTCACCTCCTCGACGCGGAAGCCGAGCACCTGTCCCGTGTCCGGGTCCAATACCGGCACTGGCCCCCAGCCTCGGGTGAGCTTGTTCTGAATGGTCTTCTTCGCCCGCCCGTAGTGTTCGGCGAGCTGGGCCACACTCATGAGGTTCGGTGTTTCTACGCTCATGGGGTTATCCTTTCTATTGGAGATCCTTTCTTCGCCCCCGTGCCAGCGGGGGTTTTCTTTTTTTAACCTTTCGGTCGTGGACGGCCACGCATCGAAGCGTGATCCCGGTCTTTGCCGCGCACACCTGACCTACGCGATCTTGACTGGGGGCAACCTGCGCCGCCCGTGGCATCGGCCCGAGAAGCAAACGGTGGTAACAAGGCCGACGCCGGTTCAAAAAACAGACACAGTATCTGTTTTGGTTTTTTCGGTTATCACGAGGGTTTGCGGTTTTCCTTCCGATTGTCAGCCGGTTTTCCACGCCGACCGGCAAGACAGTTATTCGTATTCGACGCCCGCCTCGCTCAACACCAGATCGATCAGTCGGAGCGGCACGAAACCGAAGCCAATGAGCGCGGCGATGCCGTTTTCGATGGGATGCGCGCACCCCATGTGAGTCATCATCCAGCCGACGCACACCGCGTACGCGACGATCCAGAGCACGAGACGGTGCATGAAACCTTGGGACGGCTCGCACTCGTCGGACCTGCGATAGCCGCTGAAGTGATGGCCGTAATCCTTGGCGTTCATGGTTTGACTCACTTGGGTTGGATGAGGGTGTTGGATCCCTCGGGGGTGACAACCAGCTGGTCGGCATTCTGCAATGCGTCGATGTAGTGCTGTCTGAGCACGTTGTCGGTCAGGGAGTCGTTGAGCACCTTGTTGGCGTCGGCCTCGCCCTGCGCCTTGATGCGTTTGGTCTCGGCCTTGGTCTTCTCGACTTCCTGCTCGTTCAATGCCTTCTGCTTGTCGATCTCGGCGGCCTGTGCCTCCGCGTACTTCGAGGTGATGGACTTGGGGTAGCGGATCTCCTGCACACTGACCTGTTCGACGCGCAGACCCATGTCCTTCCATTTCGCGGTCAGGGCCTTCTGGATGGCGGCGGTGTACTTGCTGCGATCGGTCAATAGTTGGATGGTGTCGAATTGGCCGGAGACCTCGCGGGGCACGCTGCGCACGTCGACTGCTGCCACCGATTTCACGAATGTGGTCTGCTTGCCGTAGTCCTTGTACAGGTCCATCGCGTACTTCGGGTCGAGCGAATAGTTGACCTGGATGTCAATGTCGGCCTGTGCGCCGTTCTTGTCGTTGACGGTGACCTGCGGGCCTCGTGCCGAGCCTCCGTCGTAGTCCTCCTCGCCCTTGGCCACATAGCTGATGACGTTGTTGCGGGTGTCGTATTGCATGGTGGACTGCCACGGGAGCTTGCCATGGAATCCCGCGTCGGCGGAATATCCGGCGATGGAGCCGCCCATGTTCTTCAGCACGACGACCTCTCCCGCATCCTGCGAGTACAGGCAGGCGGGAATCATCAGCAGACCAGCGACGACGATGGGGATGAAGCCGAG